AAAAAATAGAAGTTCAAGTGTAAAATGGGCTGTTTATCATGAAAAAAATACGTCAGCGCCTGGTACGGATCATTTACAATTAAACAGTGATGCCGCAACTTCTGATGATGATAGCACTTGGGATGATACTGAGCCAACGAGTTCAGTGTTCCGAGTTAAATCAAGTACAAGCACTAATGGAAGTTCTGCAAATTATATAGCTTATTTATGGACACCAATAAAAGGTTTCAGTAAGTTTTCAAGCTATGTTGGAAATGGGTCAAATTCTGGTACTATGATTTTTACAGGATTTAAACCAGCTTGGGTTCTGATTAAATTATCATCTGGTTCAGGTAATAGTTGGAATATATTTGATAATAAAAGAGAAGGTTATAACCCAGATAATGATGCTTTATTTGCTGATGTTAATGGTACTGAAACAACAACAGATCATTTAGATATTTTAAGTAATGGTTTTAAAATTAGAAATAATTCAAGCGCTGTAAATACATCAGGTGCAACTTATGTCTATATGGCTTTTGCAGAATCACCCTTTACAAATTCTAATGGTGTGCCAACAAACGCAAGGTAATTATGCAACTTTCAAAACATTTTAAATTAGAAGAATTTGAAAAGTCCATGACAGCTACTCGAAAGGGTATAGAAAATAAAGCTGGAAGTGGAGAAATAAAAAATCTTACTGATCTTTGTTATGGAGTATTAGAACCTGTACGAGCAAAGTTTGATAAACCAATTACAATTACATCAGGATATAGAAGCCCTGAGTTATGTGAGGCAATAGGTTCAAAAGCAACATCACAACATACAAAAGGAGAGGCGGCAGATTTTGAAATAGCTGGTGTATCTAATTTACAAGTAGCTTTATGGATTCAAAACAATACAGACTTTGACCAACTTATATTAGAATTTTGGAAAGAGGGAGAACCTAATAGTGGTTGGGTTCATTGTTCTTTTGTAGAAGGTTCTAATAGAAAACAAGTGCTGACATATTCTGGAGATAAGTATATAAATGGATTACCTGATGCAAAATGGTCAGGTGGTAAATTACAAAACTAGGAGAAAAAATGGCACTAACAAAGAAACAAAAGAAACTTCCAATGGCTTTACAAAAAGCTATATTGAAGAAACAAAAACAAACTAAAAAAACAAAAAGGAGAAAATAATATGCCTTATCATTATGGTGGTGGAATGAAGCCAAAGAAAAAAAAGAAAAAAGCTAAAAAACCAAAAATGAATAAAAGGAAAAGATAATGGTTAAAGTAGCATCAATTAAAAATATAATTAAAGATTTAACACCAAGACAAAAAAAAACCATGAGACGACACGCAGTTCATCACTCGTTAAAACACATGAGGTCAATGGCAAGGTCTTTAAAAAATGGAAGCACATTTGCTTCTGCACATAACAAAGCTATGAGGAATGTAGGGAAATGAATGGATTTACAACAACATCTACATTAGCTGAGATGATAAACAAAAGACCAATGCGTAAAAGGAGAAGAAGTGGCAAAAAAAAGAAAAAGAAGAAAAGTACCAAAAGATAAAGAAACTGATTTACCTAAAAAGTATTTATCAGGTCTTAAAGGTGGCAAAAGATCAGCAAGAGCAAGTCTTTTAAAATCTATGTCAGCTTTATATAAATCAGGTGCTAGGATACCAAGATCAATGTTTAAAGCGAGAGTAAAATAATGGCAGTTAGAAGAAGACCACTATCAGCAAAAGTTATTTCATCACTTAGAGCAAAAGCTAAGAACAGAAAAAACATAACTTTAGGTATGCTTAAAAAAGTATATCGTAGAGGACAAGGTGCATATTTATCATCAGGTTCAAGACCTCGTACATCTATGGCTGCGTGGTCAATGGGGAGAGTTTTAAGTTTTTTAAGAGGAAGCAGAAAACATGATACAGACCTTAGAAGAAAGCGAAAAAAAAGATAATGAAAACTAATAAAGAAAAATTTGTAGAGATAGATGGTAGAATTAAATTAGTGAATCAAAAACTAAACCTCGTAATTAATAATCATCTTTCCCACATGAAGAAAGACATTGATAGAATTTTATATTCTCTTGGTGCAATCGGACTTTTAGTTTTAGGTCAATTACTTTACTTACTCTCGAAATAGTTGTATAGGTCATTGTATGACCTTTAAGCGAATATTAGTTATATCTGATCTTCATATTCCATATCATCATAAAGACTCAATATCATTTTTAAAAGAAATTAAAAAAGAATACAAACCAGATTTTGTTGTTAATATAGGCGATTTGTTGGATTTTCATGCAATCAATATGCACACACACGACCCAGATTTATATTCTGCTGGTCATGAACTTAAACAATCAAAAATTTATATAAAAGAATTAGAATCTATTTACCCAAAAATGATTGAGGTAGAATCTAATCACTCAAGTTTAGTTTATAGACGAGCATTAAAATATGGAATGAGTAAAGAGTTTTTAAAAGACTATGGAGATTTTTTAGGTACAAAAAAATGGAAATGGGTTGATGATTTAACCCTTGATTTACCAAATAAACAAAGATGTTTTTTTACTCATGGCAGAAGTGCAGATGTTTTAAAGGTATCTCAAACTATGGGTATGTCAGCAGTACAAGGTCATTATCATACAAAGTTTGTAGTTTCTTGGTGGGCAAATCCTGATAATTTATTTTTTGCTATGAATGTAGGTTGTTTGATAAATCAAAAATCATTAGCTTTTGCCTATGCTAAAAACTTCAAAACAAGGTTTATTCTAGGTTGTGGTATAATTATTGATGGAATACCAAGACTTTTGCCAATGGTATTAAATAATAAAGGTAATTGGATTAATAAGCTTGTATGAGGAACAAAAAGGGTACATTAAAGCCACATAGAGCTACAGAGAGGGCTACTCAGAGACAAATAGGTGGTAAGCACTACAAAGACTTTAAAATACAGCCAATAGAGTTTATTACTAAAAATAAGCTGAGTTTTATACAAGGAAACATAATTAAGTATGTGTGTCGTTTTGGCGAAAAAAATGGTAATGAAGATATAGACAAAGCAATTCACTATTGCGAACTATTAAAGGAGATAAAATAATGTGGTTGAATTTATTAAGCTTGGGTGTAAAGACAGGAGCAAAGATATATCAAAATAAACAAAGAACAAAACAATTAATGTCAGATGCTCAGATGCTTCATGCAGAGCAGATGGCGAAAGGCGAGATTGAATATAAAGCGAAAGTTATTGAGAGTAATGATAATGGTTGGAAAGATGAATTTGTCTTGGTTCTCGTATCTTTGCCTATTCTTTTATTGGGTTGGTCTGTTTTCTCTGACGATCCTGAGATTCGTACTAAATTAGATTTATTTTTTGAATATTTTAAAAATCTTCCTTATTGGTATCAAGCTATATTCATTGGAGTTGTATCTGCAATTTATGGTCTTAAAGGTGCAGACATAATGAGAAAGAAATAGTATAGATATGAATGAACAACGATGCAGTAATTATAGAAGTAGAGTTTCAGCTAGAATCAGCTTATGAATTATTTGGTCATTTTGTTTGTTTAAGATTTGTAGATTCAACACCATCACATAATAAGCTTCAACAGCTAATAAAAGATATGAGTCAATATCCTGATGTAAAGCTTATAGATTATAACTACACAGTAAAACCAATCACAGAAAGTACAGATATAAGAGGATTAGATATTACAAAACATTAGTGTAGAGAACATTACACATAGTTGTTTTACATTTATTTTATTTGTCCTCTACACTAGCGACCCACCAAGTCTCCCTGATGGGTCTATCTTTATGAATATATCAACTTTAAAAGGAGCAGAATCATCATAAAGAATTTTGTCATCCCTCTTGCTTACCAGCAAGGGTTAAATCTCTTTTTACCTCTGTTTGTCTAACAGATAAGTAACGATCTAAATTATTATACATTAGTTTTGCTTTTATTAAGTTAGCTTCTGCATGAGCATAGCTTTTAATTATTTCTTTATACTCAGGGTCAGTTCTAGCTTTGTGTTCAGCTTCTCCAACAGTTTTAGTATCTAATTTATATTTAAGAAAAAGTTTTGAAAACATAGCTTTGCGTCCTTCGTCAAGTATAATTGCTTTCTCAGCCCACTCAGACCAATCATTACTTGCTTCTGTCATTTTTTTATATGCTTCTCTACTGTTTAAGTTCATGGTTTCCATTTATGCTCCTTTTGTAAAATGTATTTTAAAGATGTTGTAGTAGGGTCAAATTCTATTTTTGAACAAGATAAAAGTAAAAATGAAAGTATAACAAAACATATTACAACAATATATTTATTATATTTTCTATGTATTGATTTACCAAATATTATCATGGATAAGCCAACATTTCTTTTGCTTCTATTTCTAAATCTTCTACTTGTTTTGCTAATTTTTTATTATCGGATTTAACTTGATCTAATTCTTTTCTTAACTCTCCATTTAATTTTTTATGACTTTCACTAACACTTTCTCTAGCTGTGATTTCAGCATCTTTCATATCAATAATATTTTTAAGATTTACTACAACACTATTGAGTGTTTCTATTTCTTTATCTTTGATTTCTATTTGTTTTGTTAAATCTAGGTCGCCGCGATCATCTTTCATATCTGCTCCTTTAAGTGTGCTAGGCAGTAGAGAGAGAAAAACTGCCTAACACTTCTTTTTAACCTAAAAGTATTCGTTATGAAAAAAATAATACTTTGATGCTTTCGCATTAATTTCTCTCTATCATAAAATTTATAAATATCATAACGAATCATTTGTATCTGATTTGCTTTTAATCTCAAAATGTTAAAATATTCTACTATAACTTGTATCTAATTTGAAATAAGCTAGGTTTTAAGCGATTATTTCAAAGGTTGAATTTCTAGTCCTTTTATGCTTAAATAGGACATTATGAAAAAAACAAAAGGAGAGAGTATGAACAAAGAAAAAATAAATAAATGGATTTCTGATAAAACAGTATTCATTTATAAATCAAGAAAAGAAACAGTAAAAGGTTATATAATGGAAGTAAAAAAAAATGGTTATGCTACTTTTATTGTTTATGCACCAACTAGATTAAGTGATTGTCAAGTTTGGATTGTATCAATGAATGATCTTTTAAAAGATTCTACTATTACAAATGATAAAGCAACTTGGGGGAGAGCATAATGCCTAAATTAATATTATCAATTAACACTAGAAATAAGTCATTTAATTTGCTAAAAAAGGTGTATAAAGATTTTGGGGTTATATTTAATCCCAAAACACCTGTGATAGAGGTGGAAAACTTTGTAAAGGAGAAACTAAATGCAAAAGCAAATAGTGAAGCTTCAAGCGAAGTACGACAAGCAGATAGTGAAAGAACAAGATCTGTTGGAAAAGCTAAAGAAACTGAGGTTTCAAAAGAAACAAGTTGCTTGGAAGATGCACCAAATAAAATATCATCCAGCGACTTTATAAAGAGAGAGGACAGATAGTTATGAAAAACATACTTTTACTAGCGATACTTGTCGCTTTTTTAAATGGTTGTGCAAAATTTGACCCAATCATTGACACAAAAGGCAAGTCTAAGTTTGAAACATCTAACGCAAGTAACATTTCAAACGATATAATTTTGTGTGAGAAACTTGCAAAAAACAATACGACATTTTTAAGTAATATTAACTTTTGGATATTGTCTCCTAAAGCTGAGACTCAATATACAGATATTTACAGAAAATGCTTAGAGGGGAGAAATCATAATGTCCTCAATTAAAATACTTGACCCAGATTTTTTATTAGATCAAGCTTGTTTAAAAGCTTTAGATGATAAAGGTCTTTTAAATAAAAAACCTATTAGAGTTGGTCATCAAGTGGTTGATAGAAGCACCCTACCTACACCTAGATCAGAGGGTGTAACAAAAGTAACTAGAAGAAAAAAAGAAAAATTTTCTGTAAATAAGAAAGAAGATAATGATGAAATATAAATTTCTAAATGTTTCAAAAGACAAAAGAAATTTTGTTGTTGGTTTGTTAGCAAGTAATTCTAAAAAACCAGCAATCAATTATTTATCATCAAGAATATTTTTTGAGTTAGATAAAAGATTTAAAAGTGGTGGTAAAACTATTTATTGTGAAATTCAAGCAGTACAAATAGTTAATAAAATTTTAGATACTTTACGAGATAAAAAAACTCAAAATCTTTTAATTGGTATGTTCACACCTAAAGAGGAGTTAAAACTTCTTGTTTATGCTGAATTATACAAATTAAATAGACTTGGTTTTATAAAAATTAAAAAGGTCAAAAAATATCTGTGGGTTAAATTTACAGATAAAGGTGTGGAAAATATTTTTAGATTTTTAGAACTTGATTTGGGAGATGATATGAGACGCATAGCTGAATTAAAAGGTTTTAAAGTATTGGAAACAACAAAACTTTTTAATGACCCAAGACCTTATGCAAGAGGTTTTATGATGGTTAAAAAAACTAAAAAGGATATTAACTAATGAAAAAAAGAGAGTGTGGAGATTGTAATTTATGTTGCAAACTTCCATACATAAAAAATTTCAAACCTGAATATAAATGGTGCAATCATTGTGATATTGGTGTTGGTTGTAAAATTTACGAAAAAAGACCTGAGTTATGTAAAATTTTTTATTGTTTATATCAAGCTGGAATGACAAATATTAAACCAAATAAAAATGGTTTTTTTATGTATTTTGAATCTGAAAAATCTGTTGAACAAAAGGTAATTACTATTATGTGTGAAGAACACAGATTAGATTCAATTCCAAAAATTATTATGAATGACCCTGATGGATATAAATTAGTAGATCGAGGTTGGGTATTTCATATTAGATATAACTCAAATGATAATGATTTGGCGATATTTGATTTAAAACTTTTTGGCATGGAATTGAAAAAAGTAAAAAGAGACATACCATTTGAGGAACAAATAAATGCCTAAACTATCAACACATACAAAAAAATTATCTTATATCTGTGCTAGATGCTTTAATGATAAAGTAGAAAAATTAGCATGGTTTGAGGGTAGTACCCTTTTCAACGAGTCATTACTCTGTCGGACTTGTTGGCAAGGTCAATTTAATAAATTGACAGAGAGAGAACGAAAGGAATGGGCTTTTTATGTACCTAAAAAACCAAGATAAGATTGCAGAAATAAGTCATTTGATTCCACCAAATCTTAATATGTTTGGTGTATCAGATCATCAAAACGATAAAGTTTTGAAAAAGATTTATGGTTTGCAATTAAAAAAGATGAGACTAATGCGTGGCTATACTCAGACAAGAGTGGCAAAAGCAATTAATGTTACATTTCAACAAATTCAAAAATACGAGAAAGGTATAAATTCTGTAAGTATTATGAATGAATTGAAGTTAGCAGAGTTTCTAAAGTGTGATAGAAACTACTTTGTTCAGCCAATTACTGAGAATGGTTACAAATTTATAAATAAAAATAAATATGTAAATAAATATGATATTTCAAGCGACATTTCAGATAGTCATATAGTAGAAGCACATAAATATCATAGAAGAAAGAGAGAAAAAAATGATAATCAAGAGTAAAGATAAACACGGAAATGAAATTGACTTTAGCCCAAACAGTAGGTCTGCAAGGTATAAAGTTAATGGTGTAATAAAACAAGGAGTGACAAATATTATAGGAGAAAGATTTGGTAAAAAACCTCTTATATGGTGGTCAGAAGATTGCGTTTATCAAGCACAGATGCAATTAGATAAAATAAATAAAGTTCCTATTGATGAGTCACAAAAAAAACTTGATGAACTTAAATATAGGGTAAAACAAATAAAAGAAGATGCTAGAAACATTGGAACTAATATGCACTCTTTAGCTGAAGATTATATTCTTGGTAAAGAAATTATTACTCCTACTACTGAACCTCTTAAAAAAATGTTTGCTGATTTTAAGAAGTTTTGGGATAGCAAAAAAATCAAAGTAATCGAGACAGAAAAAACATACTATTCAAAAGAACTTGATGTGTGCGGAACATTGGATTGCTTGGTTAAATATAAAGGTAAGATTGGAATATTGGATTTTAAAACATCTAAAGATTTTTATATAGATATGCCAATTCAAATTCATACTTATAAAAAATTAGTTGAAGATTCTACTAATTTAAAAATAGACTTCTTAGCAGTTATAAATATTCCTAAAGAACCTGTTAAGAAAGTTGAAATGAGGGTATTTCAAGTCAAGCCTAAGTATCTAAAAGGTTTTAAAGCTTGTAAATATCTTTTAAGTCTTGAAAAAGACTTTAACAAAAGAAAAGAGGAATATAATAAACAAAGGAGCAACTAATGTACCAACAACAACAAAAAACACCTTTTTGTGCATTAACATTGTATTTAAGACCAACAGGTAAAAAAGCACCTAAATTTGAATACAAAGCTGATGCCAAAAGTTTATTTACTTGTAGCTTAACAAAGAAAAAATATAAGCTATCACAAATAAATGAATGGTATTTAACAGAGGGAGTTCAAAACTTTGTTAAACAAGGTTATACAGGTAAATGGATGGCTAAAACTCAAACTATTGAGACTCCAAATAAATACGATCAAGGAGATACACAAATGGTTTTGAGTTTTATTATGATTAAACCTTATAAACCTCAACCTAATGTGGATGGTATGAAACCAATCGCACAAGCAATTCCACAGGTGCAACAGCAAGTGGCTAAACCTGATGAATCTTTTGATGATGATTTACCACCATTTTAATAAACTAAAAGAAAAACTGAGTGTGTGGTCGCTATATAATCGAGAATATATAGTCGGCTTCATACTTGGTTTAATTATAGGAGCAATATTGTTATGAACAAAGATAATGGAAAAATAAAGTTAGAGATAAAAAGAACTACGATAAGAGAAGCAACTGAAATTGGAGAAATGATGATGTCAAGTGGAGCATTGTACGAAGAACATCCAATTACTAAATTACTTAATGAAATACTTGATGAAGCAAGTAATACAATTAAAAAACAAATACATAACTTAGATAGGAAACACTAATGAAACAATTAGAAATAGACTATCAAGCTTATAATTATACAGATACAAGTAAATCTGCTTTTAATAATAAAAAAGATAAATTGACAAAAAGAGAACAAGTTTATGAATATATTAAGTTTCAAGAATCTACAAACTATGAAATTGCAAGAGAGTTAGAAATGCCATTATCTAGTGTATGTGCTAGAGTCAGAGAATTACAGCTTCTTGGACTTGTAGAAGATAGTTGTAATAGACGACAAACACCTTATGGTAAAACAGCGATAGTATGGCAAAAAAAAGACCAACAGTAGCAGAGAAAAAGTGGATGCAACAAGTAGCTGATTATGGATGTATAGCTTGTGAGATAGATGGTAAAGTTTTTGTTCCTTGCGAGATACATCACATCAGAAAGCATACAGGAATGGGTCTAAGACCCTCACATTTTAACATTTTGCCTTTATGTGCTTCACACCATAGGACAGGTAAAATATCTGTTCATTTAGGTAAAAAAGCTTTTGAGTCTAAATATGGAACAGAAGAACAATTACAAAAACAATTGAGAGAGAGGATAGAAGAATGGAACGCAATAGTGGGTATTTTTTAGTTTGGAGAAAGATATGGAAATCTCCTGTATTTAAAAATCTAAAACAATGCGCAATATGGATATATATGATTAGTCAGGCAACTCACAGAGATAAGACCCTGAACTTTTTAGATAACAAAATATTTCTAAAAAAAGCAGAGTTAATATTTCCGTTAAGAAAAAATGCTGAAATATGGGGTATTACTTATTCTGAAATGAGGACTTTTATAAAAAGACTTAAAAATAGGAAGATGATTAATGTAAGAATACACCACCTTTTGCCCACCTCTAACCACCCTAGCCGAAAAGTAAGCATAATTGAGTGCTTAAACTATGACAAATACCAATACTTAGAGGATGTGCAACCACCTCAACACCAGCTATCGCCTGATACTAATACACATAATACTAATACCTCTATTAGTATAGGGTCAAGCAAGGATGTGAATAATGGTTATAAAAAAGTTGGCGAGTGGGGAGAGTATCATTTGCTAGAAAAAGCTGGAAAACAGTATTTGAAACACAAGTGGAAAGATGAACCAATAAAAGAATACCAATGATAGGTTTGTTGCGTATTTTTAAATATGTCAGAAAAAGATTGATTAAGCTGTCTATTGAAAATAAAATGCTAAAAAGGCAACTAGAATATTACAGAGCAATAGTAGAATCAATAGATAAGAGCAAACATTAATGGTTAAAAAAAAGTCAAAATTTAGACACATTTCAATTAACAAAAAAAAGTTTTATTTTTATGAGATTAAGTGGTGGGATATTTTAGGAGATTCAGGACACGCAAGTTCTAAAGAATTTGATGCTATGAAACCAGCTTTGATGACAACAACAGGATATGTTTATTCTAAAGATAAGAAACATTTAAAAACATTTGCTAGTTATGATGAGAACGAAGAAAGTTTTAGTGATCGTAATGTTTTTCCTATTGGTTGCATTAAGGAGTTAAAAAAGATATTAATATAATATATGCAAATCAAACTTGCTGAAATATCTAATATTAAACCATACGAAAATAATCCTAGAAAACTATCAGAACAAGCTATTGAAAAAGTTGCTATGTCATTAAAAGAATATGGTTTTAGACAACCAATAGTGGTTGATAAAGATATGGTTATTGTTGCTGGACATACTCGATTTAGGGCTAGTAAAAAATTAGGACTCAAACAAGTGCCTATATCTGTAATAGATAATTTGTCAGAAGAACAAATAAACGCATATAGAATAGCTGATAATAGAACTGCTGAAGAATCTGAATGGGATAATGAATTACTTAAAATGGAAATAAAAGAATTAGAGGCTAAAGATTTTAAATTAGATTTGTTAGGTTTTAATGATGAACAATTAAACAATATATTATTTGAGGAAAAACAAGGTTTAACTGATGAGGATGAAGTACCTGAAACACCTGAAGAGCCTATATCTAAACTAGGAGATATTTGGATACTTGGTAATCATAGGCTTATGTGTGGAGATAGTACAGATACAGAATTAGTAGAAAAATTAATTAATAATCAAAAAGCAGATATGATTTTCACAGACCCACCTTATGGAGTCGATTATAAAGGAATAAAAAATGATGATAGAAAAGGATTAGAAGAACTTTTGGAAAAATCATTTTATCATTATCAATTAGTTTCTAAATCAGGTGCATCAATCTATTGTTTTCACTCAGATAGGTGTGCAGATATATTTCATAATGTTTTTAGAAAATATTTTCATTTTAGTTCAATGATTATATGGGAAAAAAATTCTCTAACTTTATCTCAAACAGATTATCAATCTATACACGAGCCTTGTTTATATGGTTGGAACAAAAATGGTACGCACTCTTGGTTTGGAGATCGAAAAGAAACATCAGTTTGGAAAGTTTATAAAGAAAAAAAAGTTAAAGATCACACAACTCCTAAACCAATAGCTTTTATTGAAAAAGCATTAAAAAATTCTTCTAAATCTGATGACAATGTTATAGATTTATTTGGTGGGTCAGGAAGTACAATAATTGCTTGTGAAAAATTAAATAGAAATGGTTTTTTAATGGAATTAGACCCTAAATATTGCGATGTAATAATTAAAAGGTGGGAAAACTTTACAGGCAAAAAAGCGGAGTTAGAAAATGGACAAAATTAAGGCAAATATGACCAAAAATAGAAAAGGTGCTGGTAGACCTAAGATAATTCTAGATATAGAAATATTAAAAAATTTAGCTTCTATTGGTTGCCCTGATTATGAAATAGCAAGTGTTTTAAATGTATCTGCTAGAACTTTAAAAAGAAATTATGCCGAAATTATCGACCAATACAAAGAAAAAGGTAAAGCTAGTTTAAGAAAAAAAATGTGGGATAAAGCAGTTAAAAAAGACAATACTAATATGCAAATATTTTTAAGTAAAAACTACTTAGGAATGTCCGATAAAGTACAACAAACTAATGTTACCGAGCCTTTACCATTAATCATAGAAGCTAAAGCAGAAGAAGTTAAAGATTTGAATGGCAAAGAAAAAGGGTAATATATTTGGTAAAACTGTTGCTTATGAATCTAAAGCTAAATTCAAAAAAACATCTATAAGCAAACGCAGACCAAAATTTAGTTCGATGAACAAATCTAAAAAAAGATCATTCAAATCTTATAATAGGGGTGGAAGATGAATAAAAGATCAAACTTCTATCCTAACGGAGAGATAATAGATTTTAGATTACCACAGGATTTTAGACCATCATCAGGTAGAGGTAGCTGTGGGAACTGCGGTCAGTACAGCAACAAACACTCTTTCTGTAATATTTTTAAAAGCTTTGGTGTAAAAGATGTTTATGTCTGTAACCAATGGCGACAAAGACATTTTAGAAGATAATGTGTAAATATATTATATTATTATTACTGTCATTTGAGGGAGAAGTTATTAAAGAAAGGTTAGAATTTACAAGACCAATAGATGTCCATGAATGTATGGATTTAGGAAACGAACACAGAGAACAAATATCTATTTACGATGAAAAAAGGAATGCTTGGTTTTTAAAAGATGGTCGTGGTACATTTCAAGGTTTTATTTGTGAATGATGTATGGTATTGACAAAATATGTCATTACCAAGAAATAGAAAATTAAATAAACCTTTTAGAACACCATCTGCTTCAAAGAAGTTTGGTGTATTTGTAAGAAACAAAAGAACAGGCAGAGTTCAAATAGTTAGATTCGGTGCAAAAGGTATGCCAATTAGAAAGAATAATCCTACAAGACAGAGAATGTTTTTTGCTAGATTTAGACCTATCTTAGCAAAGGTTAGAAGAAGCGGAAAACAAGTTACTCTCTCTAGCGCATATTGGGCAATCCAATCATGGAAGAAAGGTTTTAAATTATGAGTAAAAAAGACGATACAATTAAAGTTAGTTCCGAGTCTAAATTACAATTACCATTAGCAAATTTAATTGGAATTATACTTGTAGTATCTGGTGCAGTATTTGGATATGCAAATCTTACAGGAAGAATAGGTGCATTAGAAACTGCTGATACTTTGTTTCAAGCTGATTTATTAAAAAAAGCTGAACAAGAACCAAAGAATTTAGAAATGTTTATGCTTATAGAGCATTTAGCTGGACAGATAGAATCTATTGAAAAAGAGATAGAAGCTAGTAGATACAATAAAGTCAATATAGATCATTTAAAAGAGCAAGTAGATATTATAAATAAACAAATAGAAAAATTAAGAAATGGTAATCACTAATGGAAACTATAGTAGCTTTATTGATGTTTGTAGGTGTAGATCAAAAACTTGTTGAAATGACTTGGACTCCATCAATTTCTAAATGTTTAGAAAAAAAAAGAATAGCAACTAGGAACAGCAACGCAGTATATATGTGTTCTCGTGTTAAAGCTGAACTAGATGCAGATAACAAAATATTAAGAATAGAAAAATTAAAATAATTATGATTGACGAAGATAGGACATACGAAAACGAAGTGAGATTAACTAATGATAGATTGGGTGTTACAAAAAATAGAAAAAATAACAAGGGCAATATTCCATTGGACTTGGAGAGTTCAAACACACCGAAAATACAAAAGGAAAAAGTAAATGGAATTTGTTCTGACGATGATCATGTGTGCATATGTGGATAGTAAAACAACCTGTATGCCACCACACCAATACAAAGAAAATTATGTAGATGCTTATAGTTGTATGCTAGATGGTTATACAAAAGCTTATGATAAGATTATTGAAATAGGTAGAGATGATGTTAATAAATATAATATTTACATAAAATTTGGATGTAATGAAAATAACCTTAACAAAACCACAACATCTCATATCATCATCAAACAAGAGATTTAGAGTTTTAATATCAGGTAGAAGATTTGGTAAAACATATCTTGCTATAACTGAGATGATGAAATACGCATCTAAGCCAAATCAAAAGATATGGTATGTAGCACCAACTCTAAAGATGGCTAAAGATATTTGTTGGAGTCAGTTAAAAGAAGTTCTTAATCAGTTTAATTGGATAGAAGATATTAACGAAACTACACTTACAATAACTATAAGAAAAACAAATAGCACCATATCATTAAAATCTGCTGATTTACCTGACACACTTAGAGGTACAGGTTTAAATTTTCTTATATTAGATGAGTTTGCAGATATAGATAAGAGAGCATGGTTTGAAGTATTGAGAGCATCAGTATCAGATACACTTGGTCATGTTATGATGTGTGGTACTCCAAAAGGTTATGGTAATTGGAGTTATGAAATGTATCTCAAAGGTAAGCAAGACCCTGAATGGGATAGCTTTCAATTTACTACTTTACAAGGTGGTATGGTATCTGAGAAAGAACTTAATCAAGCTAGACAAGACTTAGATCAAAGAACATTTAGACAAGAGTTTGAGGGTACTTTTGAAAACTATGCTGGTGCTATTTATTATAATTTTCATCCAATAGAGTCAGTAGTTAAAAAAACTATTGATTATAATAAACCTTTTCATATTGGTATGGACTTCAATGTTGACCCAATGAGTGCTTGTGTTGCTCAGATAGAGAAAGAAAAGATTTATATTGTTGATGAAGTAGTAATTTATTCAAGTAATACTGATGAAATGGTGCAAGAGATAAGAGATAGATACGGAACTAAAATACCAATATTCATATATCCTGACCCAGCATCAAAACAAAGAAAGACATCTGCTGGTGGTAGAACAGATTTATCTATTTTAATTAATGCTGGTTTTAATGTAAAAGTAAAATCAAGACATCCAGCAGTAAGAGATAGAATCAATGCAGTTAATTCTAAACTGAAAGATACTAATGGGAATAGACATATTTTTGTTTCCAAATCTTGCAAAACATTGATAAAAGGATTACAAAGACAAACATACAAGGAAGATACAAATATTCCTGACAAAGAGGATGGATTTGACCATATGAATGACGCTTTAGGTTACATGATTGATTACATAAAACCTTTAGTAGTTCAAATGCCAAGTTCACGACCTACAAGATGGACAATGAAATAGATTATGGCATATTCACGAGACGAAGCATTTGAGGTACATAAAGATTATAAAGAAAATGTAAATCAATGGGAATATTATATTAGATCATTTAATGGTGGATATGATTACACACTTGGTCAATATCTTAACAGATACAATTTAGAATTAGACAACGAGTTTAATCAAAGACTTGCTAATACTCCATGCGATAATCATTGTAAAAACATTATTCAAATCTACTCATCATTTTTATTTAGAGTAAAAGCATCAAGAGATTTTGGTGCTATGGCTGATGAACCTAGTTTAGAATCATTCTTAAAAGACTCTGACTTAGACGGAAACCACTTTGACTCTGTTATGAAACAAGCACAAAACTATGCTTCTATTTATGGACATTGTTTTATGGTTTTAGATAAACCAAAAGTAACAACAAACACTAGAGCAGAAGAACTAGATCAAGAAATAAGACCTTACATATCAATATTAACACCTGAGAATGTTTTAGATTGGAATTTCAAAAGAGAAATAAATGGTAAATACACTTTAGATTATCTTAAAGTAAGAGAAGAAGTAGATAAAGATGGCGGAACTTACTTTAGATTATGGTATCTTGATCGGATTGAAACTGTCTATGCAAAGTCAGACAGAGACGAACCGACAATAATAGATACTGCCGATAATCTGATTGGCAAGATACCAGCAGTTATCTTATACAATTCCAAATCGCACAAAAAGGGAATTGGTCAATCAGACCTAACAGACATAGCTGATTTGCAAAAAGCTATCTATAATGAATTGTCAGAAGTAGAACAGCTTATCAGATTAACTAATCATCCTAGTCTAGTTAAGACTCCATCGGTTAATGCGTCTGCTGGTGCTGGTGCTGTAATAGAAATGCCTGAAGAATTAGAGCCTAATTTAAAACCATATCTACTTCAACCATCAGGTCAAAACTTACAAGCTATTATGGAATCAATAAATAATAAAGTTAATGCAATAAATAGAATAGCACATACAGGAGCAGTAAGAACAACTAAACAAGCAGTATCTTCAGGAATAGCTTTACAAACAGAATTTGAATTACTTAATGCAAGACTATCAGAAAAAGCAGACAATCTACAAATAGCAGAAGAACAAATATTTAGACTATATGCACTATTTCAAAATGCTACATTTGATGGCGAAATAAATTATCCTGATTCATTTAACATAAGAGATTATGCTACTGATTTAATTTACTATCAACAAGCTAAATCACTAAGTATTGGCTCTCCTACATTTATGAAAGAAGTAGATAAAGAAATTGCAAGAGCAGTAGTAGATGACAACGAAAAATTAAATGAGATATTTGATGAAATAGACTCAGCTTCAGAAGTTGGTCAATTTACACAAGATGAAACTGAACAAGAAGATCAAGAAGTAGAGCAAGAAGAAATTTAAAAGGCGACCATTTCTGATCGCCTTATTTTTACATTATTTCCAATGTTTATAACCTAAAAACTTTTGGTTATCTTTATCTTGTGGGTGTCCTTTTTTTCTAAATTTATCAGGACACTCATCAGCTAAACTATCCAAATATACTGCTGAATATTCTTTTAAAAGAATTGTTTTTGTAGTATAGATATAATACTTTACATTATAACCACAATTAAAAACAAAATGTGTTTCTTTTAAATTTGACTTGTCGTCATATTCATAAAAAACTCCAGCAAGTTCATCTGCATAATAATAACCCATAGTGAATTTAGTTACATTATCAGGTGTATTTTCTGCAATAGGAATACTTGGTTTTAATTTATATCCCATAAAGATTTTCTCCTTTCTATGAAAACAATTAAATTTACATTTTTATTTTTCATAACCCATTATACCATATTCACTTTTTTAATTTTTTTAGTTTTGACGAACTTGTTGAAAAGTAGACGATTGAAATTTTAGGGTGTTAGCTGGTTGATGCGACACTAAAACACTTTTTGCGTTTTTGATGTTTTTTTGATAAGACAATTTTTATGTCAGATATAGTAAAAAAATCAACAGAATATCGAATCAAACAAATTGAGATAGCAGAAGCAAATTATTACAGATCACTCGTAAAAGCTTTAGATAAAATAGAAAGAGAAGTAGTAGCATTAGCAAATAAAGATTTAAGAAGAACTTCTGACGGCAGACTTATAGAACTTCAAAGTGCAATAGCAATTAGACCAAAAATAAAAGCAATACTTGATAGAGAATATCTAGCTTGGTCAGATACAGTTGTTAGAGAGGGTTTTACTAAACAAGCAAAAAGAGTTGAGAAAGCATTTAAAAGAATAGGTAATATTCCTGTTGAGTTTCAAGAACTTACAAAAGGAGATTTAGCCTTAGTCAAAAATCTAAAACAACAATACTTTACACAGTTTAAAGATGTATCAAATACATTTACTAGAAAACTATCAGAGGTTACATATCAGAATGTATTAGTAGGAAATGAATTTACAGAATTAGAAAAAGAACTTAGACAAACCATCAATGGTATTTATGCAAGTTCAGATGATGCAGAAGCACAAAAGCTTATAGATTATATTAATAGAAACAAATATAACAAGTCGAAAAAGGCACAAGTAGATAGATCAATACAGACACTTCAGACTAAATTCGCTAGAGATAGGGCTGGAGAAAACATGAAAAGATATGCTAGTCAGATATTAAACGATTCATTAAGAGATTTTGATGCAACCTTAAACTTCAATAAATCAAGGGATGCTGGGCTGACTTTTGTTAAATACTATGGAGATGTAATACCAACAACTAGAGAACTTTGCAAAAACCTAGTAAATGGAGTATATAACAAAAGAAAAGGTGGACTTTTTACCATCAACGAGATCAAAGATTTATGGCAAAGTAGGTCTTGGTCAGGTAAAAAATCAGGCAACCCATTTGTAGTAAGAGGTGGGTATAATTGCAGACATCAGTTTAGTTATGTCAATCCTGATTGGTATGATAGTAAAGGCGAACTTATAATATAAACATAGGAGAAAAAATGTCAGATGACAAACAGGTTAATCAACCGCAAAATGATGTTCAGGAAGCTGAAGTTAAACAAACTCAAACTGACGAGAAACCAACACCAAGTTTTAATCAAGAAGATGTTGATAGAATAGTCAAACAAAGACTAGAAGCTGAAAAAGCAAAACATCAAAGACAACTTGATGAAGCTAAGAAACAAGAAGAAGAACTTGCAAAAGAAAAACAAATCCAAGATGCAAAAACAAAAGCTGATTTAGAAAATCTTATGAAAGCTAGAATAGCTGAAAAAGATAAAGAGTTAGCTGATTGGAAGTCTAAAGTTAAAACAATTAATGTAGATAATTCTATTATGTCATTAGCTTCTAAGAATAATGCTATTGCTCCTGACCAAGTAGTTTCATTATTAAAAAGCGAAGTTAATTATAATGATGATGGGAGAATAGAAATACTTGATAACAATAAAAATATTCGTTATAACCCAAAAGGGGAACTATTAACGATTGAAGATAGAGTTAAAGAGTTTTTAGATGCTAACCCACATTTCCGAAAAGGGTCATTGTCTGGTTCAGGTAGCCAAAATAGCATCGAGGGGAAAACTGTAAAACCATTTAATATTCAGGATTTAGATATGAGCAAGGCAGAAGATCGACAAAAGTATGCTGAGTATCGCAAACAAAGAGACTCTGCTCCTGTTCAAATAAACTTAACAAATAAATAACAAAGGACAAATAAAATGGCAAACGAAAGCACAAGTTCTACACTCTCAGAATTATATACTGAGATTGTAGCAGAAGCATTGTTCGTAGCAAGTGAAAGATCAATTATGAGACCACTTGTAAGAAACTATGCAGTAACAGGTGGTGGAAAGTCAGTTGAAGTTCCAATTTACTCTGCTGTTTCGGCGGCGGCTGTATCGGAAGCATCTGATTTATCTAACACAGCAATAGACCCAACATCAAAAACAATTACTTGTTCAGAGCATGGGATACTGACAACTCTTACAGATTTAGCAAGAAATTCAGCACCAAGAAATGTAGCGGCTGATATTGGTAGATTATTTGGAGAAGCTATTGCAAAAAAAATTGACAAAGACTTAACAGCTTTATTCGGTGGTTTTTCAACTACTGTCGGATCAGCTTCAACAGCTATGTCAGCATCATTAATCTTCCAAGCAGTTGCAAAATTAAGAGCAAATTCTGTACCAGGAGACAATCTTAATGCTGTAATCCATCCACAAGTAGCATTTGACTTAAAATCAGGTCTTACAAATACATTTGCTAACCCAAATCCAGGTGTTGGTAATGAAATTTTAAGATCAAGCATAGTAGGTCAAATAGCTGGGGTAAATATATTTGAAACTTCAAATATGACAGACTCATCAAGTAATGATCCAGGAACAACTGGAGATTACAAAGGTGCAGTATTCCACCCAGACGCTTTAGGAATAGCTATGATGCAAGATTTAAAAATCGAAACGCAAAGAGATGCCAGCTTACGGGCTGATGAAATTGTTGCAACAGCAGTTTATGGTGTAGCAGAGTTAAACGACACTAATGGTTGTGAAGTCGAAGCAGACTCATCAATCCAATAATAATTGGATACTTTGTGAGGGTGGGAAACTGCCCTCACTTATAAAAGGAGAAAATTATGGATATTAAATTAACAAATGGCAAAAAAATAATTATTAAAGACAAAAAATATTATAAAGCTAATTTAGGATTTTATAAAAGAAATGGATTTGCTCCTGTTGATTCAATAAAAAAAGAAATTAAAAAAGCGACAGTAAAAGACATTTCTGATAATGTAGTTAAATTAAAAACAAAGAAAAAGAAAACAAGGAAAAAGAAATGAAAAATATAAAAAAATATTGGAAAATGGCAAAAGATAATCCTAAAGTAACTGCTGGTGTTATTGTTGCTATTGTAATTATTATTAGTTTAGTAGGTTAATATGGCAAACTTTTCAGGTGCAAATGTTATAACTGCAAGTGATGTTACTAAATATCAACCTGATGCTTTTGGTTTTGGTATTGCTTCAACTGATACTGAAGCAACTAATTTTTTTGCACAAACAACAAATGATATTTTAAGACAGTTAAGAGTAGAGTGGTGGCAAACCTACAAAACAAATATATTTACAGATATTACAGTTTTAAATACTGCCGAGATGGTTGATACAAAAGTTAATTTAGATCAGTTTGAAAGAGCTGGAGTATATTTATTTTTAGGTAGATTTCTTTGTCCAGCATTAACTAAGTTTAGACCTGAAACAGAAAAAGATAGATTTGAGAGAATGGGCGAGTTTTATATGTCAGAGTACAATAAAGAATGGAGAACTATACTTGAAGATGGCGTAGAGTATGATGAAACAGGAGATGGAACTGTCCAAGTTTCAGAGAGAGAACCTTTACATGGATTTAGAAGATTGACTAGATAATGGCTGTAGAGTTAAAGATTAAATCTAACACAAAACAATTAAGTAAAAAATTTAAAAATTTTGAATCTAAATTAGCTAGAATAATTGACAAGGGTGTTAAACAAGCTGGTTTTCAATTAATCGATATTATAAGAACTAAAACAAAAAAAGGTGTTGATAAAAACGATTCTCCTTTTGAAGAATATACACCTCAATATGTTAAAAGATTAGAAAGAGAGGGAAAGCCAACTAAAGAAGATTTATTTTATTCAGGTAGAATGTTAGGAAGTTTGACAAGTGAAAAAACAGGCAAACACAAAGTATCTTTAGGTTTTACAAATGCACAAATGAGACAAAGGGCTTTATTCAATCAAGTAATGATGGGAGCAAAAAACAGAGAATTTTTTGGGTTTAATGATAGAACAGAAAAGATTATAAGTAAGCAGTTTAAAAGATTTATAGAAAAAGAATTAAGAATGTCGAGATTATGAGTGTACGAGAAAATATTGCATCAAACCTTTTATCTACTATCTCTGGTATTAGTAGCCCAATAACAATTAAAAAAGCTACTAGACAACCATTTCAATTAGATGAGTTGTCAGATAAACAATATCCAGCAGTAATAGTACAAACATCAGAAGAAACTAGAGAAGATCAAGAATTAGGAAGTGGTGCAAAAACAAGAATAGGAACTGTTGATTTTGCTATACTTGGATTTGTAAAAGGTGCTGAATCTAATATTGACACACTAAGAAACCAATTAATCACAGCTATTGAAACAGAGTTAGAATCTGATATTACAAGAAGTAACAACGCACTTGATACAGAAGTTATAAGTGTAGAAACAGATGAGGGTACATTGTTTCCTATTGGTGGGATAAGAATGGTTGTTAGATGTACTTATGAGTTCCAAGCTGGAACACCATAAATAAGGAGAATATATGGCAAACAAAGATAAAATTATTGATAAAATAGAAAAGAAAATAGATAGCATTGAAAAATTGCATGACAAAGAATCTATTATGTGTGAAGAAGTCAAAGATTTACTTGCTGATTTAAGAGATGATGTTGAAGATGAAAAATGGGAAGATGACTCAGGAGAAGATTTTGACGAAGATAATAATGATGAAGATATTGACGAAGAAGAAGAAAACTAATAAAAGGACTTATGGCTAAAGACATTAAATTATATAAAGATGGGAATGAAATTACTATCAATGAAACTCAGGTTGATAATTTTATAAGTTTAGGTTGGAAGCAAGTTAAACAAGAAGAAAAACAAACAAGTAAAAAGGAAAATAAAAAATGGCAACACATCACGGAAAAGAAGGAGTAGTAAAAGCTGGTGGAACAGGCATTGGCGAACTAACAGGTTTTACACTTGAAACTACTGCTGATGTAGTAGAGGACACTCAATTATCAGACAGCACAAAGTCATTTGTTGCTGGAAGAACATCATTTTCAGGAACTTTAGAAATGAGTTACGATGAAACTGATTCTCCACAACAAACATTAACTGCTGGAACTTCTATCTCTTTTGTATTAGGTGCAGAGGGAGATGGTTCAGGGGATGAGATTTTTTCTGGTTCTGGAATTATTACAGGTATGAGTGTTAATGTTGGATTGGATGCAATTACTACTAGATCAGTTACTTTTCAAGGAACAGGAACATTAACAAGGGGAACTGCTTAATATTAATTTATGTCAGTTATAGATAGAGTAAAAACTCATTTTGAGACTCTGCAAACTATTACTATTGAAGTTCCTGAGTGGAAAGACGAGCATGGTAATCCATCTGTTTTTTATTCAGAACCTTTAACACTTGAACAGAAAAATATAATATTTAAAAAATCAAGTAACTTTCAAGATTTAACAGTTCTTGTTGATCTGTTAATGATGAAACTTATGATTAAAAATGATAAAGGCGATTTAGTAAAAGCTTTTGACCCATTAGATAAACTTGCTTTACAAAAAAAAGCAGATTCAAATGTTATTGCAACAATAGCAAATAAAATACTTGCAGATACATCGATAGAAGAAGCTCAAAAAAAGTAACAAGCGACCCTGACATACAATCTTTGTTGGTGGTTGCTGATAGACTAAAACTTCCAATTCAAAAGGTATTAGATATGCCTATGAGCCATTATAATCTTTGGATAGCTTACTTGAAAAAAGAGCAAGATGAGTATAAAAAACAAAAGAACTTAGCAGAAGCAAGGAAATATAAATAATGGCACAAAAATTAAATATAGACATAGTAGCACGAGATAAAACTAAACAAGCTTTAGGTAGAGTGCAAGGTGCTTTAGCAAAAGTAAAAGGTGCTGTTTTTAATTTACAAAATGCTTTCATAGGTCTTGGTGCTGGTCTTGTTATCAGAAATTTAGTAAGCACTGGTAAAGAATTAGAAAATTTAAGAGTTCGATTAAAATTTTTACTTAAAGATACAAATGAGGGTGCAAAAGCATTTGACAATATGGTCAAGTTTGCATCAAGAGTTCCTTTTTCATTAGAAGAAATACAATCAGGTTCAGGTATTTTAGCAACAGTTACAGACAATGCTAACGATCTTCAAAAAATGTTAGAAATAACTGGTAATGTTGCGGCTGTAACAGGATTAGATTTTAGAACAACAGCAGAACAAATACAAAGATCATTTAGTGCTGGTATTGGTGCGGCAGACTTATTCAGAGAAAAAGGTGTTAGAAATATGCTTGGTTTCCAAGCTGGTGCAACAGTATCTATCGAAGCAACAGTTAAAAGATTTGAAGAAGTTTTTGGAAAAGGCGGAAGATTTGGAAAAGCAACTGATGATTTAGCAGAAACATTTACTGGTACTTTATCTATGATTGGAGATAAAGTTTTTAATTTTAAAAAAGTAATATTAGAAGCTGGTCTTTTTGAAAGTCTTAAAAAAGAGTTTGGTGCTTTAGATAAATTTTTAGAGCAAAACTCAAAACAAATAGATCAAATAGCACAAGACATAGGAATAGCTTTAGGTTTTGCAGTAAAAAAAGTTGCAGATGCAGTTATTGTTATGAAAAATAATATGGATAAATTTGTTATTTTAATTCAATTACTAATATCTGTTAAAGTTGTTACATTATTCACTAACCTTGCAATAGCAATAACAAATGTTGCAAAAGCTATGATGACTTTTGGATTTGCAACTCTATTTACAAAAGGTGGATTATTAGGAATAGCAAAAGCTATAGTAAAAGGTGGTGCAATATTTGTAGCATTTAAAGGTATGGAAAAACTATTTGATGATATGAAAAATAGTTTTGAAGATTTTTCTGATGGTGTTAAAAATGTTTTACCTGACGCAAGAGATTTACAAAAAACTTTAATACCAATAAAAGAAGTTTTTAAAAATTCAAATATTATATTACATGATTTTGAACATGAACTATCTGTAAAAATTCCTAATGCAACTGAAAAAGCTATTAACAAGTTTGATGAACTAAATAGAGGTGCTTTAAGTGATATTCAAGACAAGTTTAAAAATATGCACATGATTATTGCAGAGGGGATAAATGATGCAATTACAAAAACATCACAAGCTTTAGCAAGATCAATAGTGTTTGGAGAAAAATTAACAGACACTTTAAAAAATTTAGCTATCAATGTATTTGCTAGAATACTTGCCGCATTAATAGAACAAATTGCTAGACAATCTGTTTTAATATTTATGAACAATACTGTTATAGGTCAAAAATTAAAACAATTAGCGATAGAAAAAGATATTTTAAACACACAAAAAAAACAAAATAAACAAAATTTAATTAGCACTTTTGCTAATGTTGCATCAAGTTTTTTACCAACTTTTGCATCTGGTGGTGCAGTAAGAAAAGGACAGCCAACTATTGTCGGAGAAAGAGGTGCAGAAATGTTTATACCCAATTCTTCAGGTCAAATTACACAAGCGGCAAGAGGAACTGCTGGTGGTGCTGTTAATGTTAATTTTAATATTAATACAATAGATTCAAGAGGGTTTGACCAAGCTTTAGTAGAAAACAGAGGAACAATAACATCAATAATTAATAATGCTTTAAATGAAAAAGGCAGAGGGGAGTTAGTATAATGTCAGGTGCTTTTCCAATATCAAGTGCTGGTTTTGAAACTATGGGTATTCAATCAGTTCAAAATACAATTATTTCAAAATCATTATCAGGTAAAAAACTTTCAAGACAAATAGATAATCAAAGATTTGGTTTTACTGCTAAAATAATTACAGGAAAAAGATCAGATATATATGGCGAACTTATGGGTTTCATTATCAAACAAAGATCAGGTAAAGAAAACTTTACAATAATCCCACCAGAAGTTGAAGATGCAAGAGGTGTAGAAACAGGAACATTAGCTGTAAATGGAAGTCATACTGCTGGAGATAATACTATTGCTATTGATGGGTTTGCGGCTGATACAGCGAATCGCTTAAGGGTTGGAGATTTTATAAAATTCAATGGACATACAAAAGTTTATATGGTTGTTGCAGATGTAACTAGTTCTTCAGGTGCGGCTACAGTTACAATAGAGCCACCTTTAATTTCTAATTTAGCAAATGATGAAACTGTGAGTTATGATAATATACCTTTTACAGTTCATCTTACCAATGACATACAAGAATTTGGTGTTGTTGGCTCTGACAAAGATGGAAACCTTTTATATCAGTTTGAGATTGATGTTGAAGAATCCATATAATGAAAAAATACAAGATAACACATTTAGTTAGTGCAGAGTTTGAAGCTACAGCAATTGTCAATGAAGATGAAATAGATACTAATTTAAACGATTTAAAAGACTATAAAAAACCTGATAGTAAATTTAATTTTACCATGATAAAAGGTACAGAAAGCATAATAAGAAGTTATTACGAGGACTATGGCGAGAACACTAACGACAGCAGTAAAAAACGAATTAGCAACAAATGAGATTAGGCCAATCCATCTCATTACTATTGGTTTTGGAACACCAGTAAATATAACAGACTGCGGATTTAGTCTTACATCTTCAATATCAGGTTCTAGTGTTACCTATTCGCCATCATCTTTTTTAGTATCTTTACCATCATTTACAGAAGAAACAGATTTAACTAAAACATCACTACAACTTGCTTTATCTGGTGCAGACCAAACATTTATATCAACTTGTTTAAATGAAAATGTAGTAAATGATAGTGTTGATATATTTAGAGGATTTTTAGATAGTTCAAATGCAATTATATCTGACCCTATATTATTATATTCAGGCAATATAGATACTTTTCAAATAGATGAAACAACAACAGAATCAACAGTAATTTTAACAGTTGTATCTCATTGGGCAGACTTTGAAAAAAAGTCAGGCAGACAAACAAATAATAATTCACAACAAAGATTTTTTAATACAGATGTTGGTATGGATTTTGCAAGTCAAACTGTATTAGATATTAAGTGGGGTCGAGCATAATGGGTTTTTCAATAAGTAAAGCATTTAAAAGTGTTTCAAAAGTTTTTAAAGCAGTAAGAGCATTTAATTTTTTAAGTAATATAAATCCTTTTGTTGCTTTAGGTATTTTTGCTGTTGGTTGGTTATTTGTAAGATCAAGAAAACCAGAAATTCCTGACTTTGGTACAAATGATTTTGAAGAAACAGAAAGAGGAATATTAGTAAATAAACAATCAAATAATTCATCAATTCCTGTTGTTTATGGAGAAAGATTAATTGGTGGAACAAGAGTATTTATAGAAACATCAGGTACAGATAATGAGTTTTTATATATTGCATTAGTGCTTTGTGAGGGAGAAATAAACTCAATAGAACAAATAAAGGTTGATGATAAAGTTGTTACATTTAATGGTGCATTGACAGATAATACACAAAGAACAGTAGCAAGTTCAGATAGTAATTTTTATAAAAGTGATGTTAGTTATATTACAATAGAACCTCATTTTGGAACTGATGGACAAAGTGCATCTTCTCTTTTATCATCATTATCTTCTTGGGGGTCAAATCATAAACTATCAGGTATTTGTTATCTTGCTCTAAAGTTTAAATGGAATCAAGATGTGTTTGGTGGAATACCAACTGTTCAAGCAAAAATAAAAGGCAGAAAAGTTGTAACATTAGATGCAAGTTTAAATGAGTCATCTGAAACATTTTCTACAAATCCAGCATTTTGTTTATTAGATTATTTAAGAAATGAAAGATATGGCAAAGGTATTGCTACAGCTAATATAGATTTACAAAGTTTTAGAGATGCTTCACAAGTTTGTGTTACACAAGTTACACCATTTTCAGGTGGGAGTGATATAAA